CACTTCCTCTTCGGTAAACAGCTTGCCGAACTTATGATGCTTACGGAGAGCTTCAGCAATTTCCTTGTTCTCTGTGGTGTAGATACTGCCACCGCCTGTAAGCTCGCAGAAAGTGATGTGGGCATGACCACCCTTTGTGTTGATGCTGAGGCCGATATGTGTCTTTGCTCTGAACTTAAACATAGATTGTGTTCTGTTAGAAAAAGGAGCGAGCGGTCAACCCTCTCGCTCCCCTTTTGATTGAAATTTATGATGAAATGATTGACTATGCAGCAGAGGCGAGGCGCAGACGTGCATGTGCCTTTGCGTAGCGCAGATACAGACAGCTTACCTCCTGCAGTACTACAGCGTGGGTATTGCGGATACCAGCCTTCTTCAGGTCGAGTACGTTGCGTCCCCAGCTTACGTGAGTCTTCTTCGTCAGGTATTCGGGGTCCATTGCGAAGCCACAGTCACTCATGCCGTTGGCATCAAGCAGCTCGTGATGGATGGTAAGCACCTCTCCAAAGTCGGTGTCCCAGCTCTTGAACTTCAGGTTCCATACCTCTACGGTATCCTTCAAGCGGAACTTCTCACTCTTAATCTTAGAGAATGCGCTGAGCATGTCGCTACCGCAGAACAGAATCTTACGCTTGTTGCCGATGCCAGTACCTACGAACAGGTCCTTACAGATGTCTACCAGGTTGTCGTCAGTGATGACGGCCTTCTGCTCTGTAGAATCCCACTCGCCTACCTCGATGTCCTTACCTGCCATGTACCAGATACCGCCAGTGAACCATGTTGCCATGCCGTCCTTGGTGGGATGGTAGATGACGTTCTTAACACCGAACAGGTAGGTGTTCTCCTGTGCAAGGCGCATATCATAGATACCGTCTTCCTCGATGTCGCTGAATGTCCAGTCAACTTCCTTGGCTGCAATCTCGTCGAACTTAGACTGCTCGATCTGAATCATGAAGTTCTGGCAGTACTGGATTTCAGCTGTTGGCAGGTTGTTGAAGCGACCAGTCTGTACGTCAAGCTCACCGCAGGCCTTACCCATGCGTACCAGCGTTGTTCCCTTGGGGATGGCTGGCAGATAGATGGTAGCGCCATTGCTGTCCTTGTTACCGTTTACAGCGTAAACAACTGGCATAGAGGTAGACTCGTTACGTCCGCATACACAAAGTACCAGGTCGGGGGTGTTCTCATCGTTCTCGTCATAGGCAACACCCTTGTCGTTGAACTTACCCTTTACACCTACCACGCGGATGGTATCGTCGAGAGTGAACATGTTGGCATCGTCAACGGGAAGCTCAACACTGGCACCACTAGCCTGAGCAGCTACGGCAGCTGTGGTAGAGCATTTGATAGGACGAGTGCCTACAGAGTAATACTTAACCTCAAAGGAGTCAGACTTCTGTGCCTTGGCATAACGTGAAATCTGGTCGATTGGGGTTGCCATCGGGCGAATCTTGATGATACGCTGGTCGATGTCCTTTGTGTAGAATTCTGGATCGCCTTCCTGACGACCACCTGTCTCCGTGGCAATACCTGCAGGGCTGCCACCGTTTCCACCGTCACCACCTGTGGTAACACCTGCATCGGGGAGGTTGGAGGCATCAGCCACCATCACACCTGAGCTAGCTCCCAACAGGAGCGCAAACAATGTGAGCATAAAGCTCATCATCATGCTTGAAATACTTTTCTTCATGTGGTTTTGTTTTTAAAGTTGTTGAATATGGTAAAATTGATTAACCTCTTGGTGTGCGCTTCTCATTGCCACGCTCCCAGATATTCTTGTTGTTGTCTCCGAAATTGTCAAGAGCGCCAAGACTCTTACGTGGTTTCGCACTGCCATTGCCACCGTTCTTTCCGTCCAGGTTAGGCATGCCGTCGCCCTTCTTGCTCTTACGCAATTGCTCTTCTATCTTTCCGTTCTTTCCGCGTACCTCGCCTTCATGCTCGGCTGCTGCCACATCGGAGTCGTGATGGATGGCTTTCATTGCCATGTCGATGGTCTCTGGTGTGAACTTACCCATGATACCGTCTCTGATGATGGTCATCAGCAAAGTGAAAGCCTCATCTACCTGTTCGTCTGTAATGCCGTTCTCGCTCTGTAGCTTCTCGATGGCTGCAAGAGACTCGGCAAGGTTAGCCTGGTATGCATCATCCAGTTCTTTCTCCTTGGCGACACGCTTTACAAACTCTTCGTTGGCTGCAGCAATCTCTTCCTGGCGCTCAGGGTCATCGATGGCATCCTTGATGTCGGTACCAAACTGACGGACCAGCTCAACGACGGGGTTGCTGCCGTTGCGCCATGAGGTCAGGAAACTGGCACTGCGTGGGTCACGGCTGAACAAATCTGCGAAAGACTGCTCGCGCTCCTGATAGCCTTTCAGGTCGCTGTCGTATTTGTCGTAATCGTCGAGAATTAGACCGTTCAAGATTTCGTCGTCATCCAAATTGGCATCTGGGTAACGGCTCTGCAAACGCTCGCGCATCAGTTCGCGCTTCGTTTTAACTTTCTGATTTTCAGCTTCTGCCATAGTTTTTCAATTAAATCCGCCACAAATATATATACAAAAAACCGCTTTTTTCTTTTATCCGTTAACAACACTATTTCGTAACTTTGTAAGGCAAGTACCACCTAATAACAGTCCACGACATCCGATGAAATACAAAGGCTCCAAGTTCGAGTGTGAGAAAGAACGCAATGACGACCTGATGCGAAACTACCACCTTCTTCTCGACCAGTCTGTACATATCTCTATGCCAGACATTTACAGGGAAGTGGTGGAAAGACCGTCATCGCGCTTCTGGGTGTCAGAGGAAAGGGCTGCTATTGTGGTGGCTTCTATGCTGAGGGGTGACGACCTTGGGAAGATGATAGCCAACAAGAAAGAGATGTTTCTGGAGATATGCTCCCGTGTCGTGAAGCTGCGTAGTGAGCATCCTAACATGACGGTCTATGAGGCATGCTTCCGTGTGGTACGGCAACCTGCACCTAAGTTCTACCTCACACCAGGCTCAGCGAAGGTTATAATATGTAAGGCGAAGGAGAAATGGTACGAAGAGAGGAAACGAAGGCTACGGCACTTGTTGTAAGCGCTATCTGCATCATCATCTCCGCTGTCCAGTATGTTGTCCTGTCACGGCAACAGTCCGCACAGCTCTTACAGCACGTAGGCATCATGTCGGGCTGTACGCTACTGGCTCGTCTCGCCTATTCCTTCTTTCATGCTGGTATCATCCACTGCCTTGTCAACTGCTGGTGCTTGCTCTCGGTGGTCTTTATCTATCCGCTTTCTCTATCTCGGTTGCTGATAGCCTATGCCGTGGCGGTAACCTATCCTTTCACTACAGGAACACCAACAGTCGGACTCTCTGCCGTATGCTTCTGTCTGCTCGGTCAGGTGTCATGGCTCACGTGTCGTAAGCTGTTCTTCCATCTGTGGATAGCTGGCTTCATTGCCTTTACCTATCTCCTTCCATTCATCTTTCTGCACTATGGCATCACGATAGCGTTTCCTGACAACACCTTACATATATACAGCTATGTCGTCGGGCTGATGGTCGGCTTCCTTTACTCTCCTGCTCCATGGCAACAAAGGCAAAGGTAGCTCCCATCGTTACACCCCTGCATATCCTCGAACTCTTGAAGGAGAATGACAGGCGCAATGACGAGATCAATGCGAAGTTCAATCCCATCACTGGCGAGGGTTCGCTGGGCGAGCGCGTTAAGGTAACTATCAAGGACTTCCCCATCAAGACGCAGTGGATACCGCGTCGTATGATGGCTGTTCCCATGGTCAAGCAGATTGTGGAAGCTGGTTCTATCAAGGCTTTCCATGCCAGTCTGGGTGCTGGGCGCTTCAACGACTCCGACAGACTGAAAATCATAGAGCAATGGACGCGTATCCGCTTCCGTCATGACTTTGCCTTCTGGGCTGCCATGGAGGCAATGATTAAGCAGAAAGGTGGTGGCGAGGACATTCATTTCCGACTGAACCGTCCTCAGCGTAAGCTTATCATGCGCTATGAAAAGATGCGCTTGAAGGGTAAGCCCATCCGCCTCATCCTTCTGAAAGCACGTCAGTGGGGTGGCTCTACAGCTACGCAGATTTACATGGCATGGCTCCAGCTCGTCCACAAGGTAGGCCTCAACAGCATCATC